TTTTAATATGATAAACAAATTAGCAAAAGATGCACATCAAATTGCAACCGACCATGGTTTTTTTAATGATGAAAAAAATATTGGTGAAATGTTAGCACTTATACATAGTGAAGTAAGTGAAGCATTAGAATCCGATAGAAAAGATGATTATTGTGTTTCAAATATTGAAGACATTAATAACACAAAAGATAACGAAGATTTTAAACATCGATTCACACAAAGTGTAAAAGGAACATTTGAAGATGAATTGTCAGATATAATAATTCGTGTATTGGATTTAGCTGAACATAAAAAGATCAATTTAGAAGAACATATTAAATGTAAAATGAGATATAATTCACTTAGACCATATAAACATGGAAAAAAATATTAAAATGAGAACAAAAATTATTTCAGCGTTTCCGGGTACAGGTAAAAGTATTTATCATTCTAAACATAAAGAAACAACATTAGATAGTGATTCATCAAACTTTAGTTGGGTTATTGATGATGAGAGTAACAAAATTAGAAATCCTAATTTTCCTAAAAATTATATTGAACATATAAAAGAAAATATAGGTAAATATGAATTTATATTTGTTTCATCACATAAAGAAGTGAGAGATAGTTTATTAGATAATTGTGTTTTCTTTTATTTAGTGTATCCCGATAGTAATAGAAAAGAAGAATTTATTCAAAGATATAAAGACAGAGGTAATGATGAAAATTTTGTACAACTTGTTACAGATAAATGGGATGATTGGATGAAAGAAATATGGTTTTTAAATGACGGACTAAAAAAAATAAACATGGTTTTACCGAATCTTGAAGATGAAATACAACACCTAAATGCAGTAGAAATTAGAGAAACACTTTAATATTATGGAATGGAATAAATACTTTCTAAATATTGCTGAACAAGTTAAATTAAAATCTAAGGATGAATCCACACAAATTGGTGCAATTATCGTTGGTAAGGACAAGGAAGTACGTTCTACGGGTTATAATTCATTCCCAAGAGGTTTAAATGATAATCTCCCGGAACGTCAATTAAGACCTGAAAAATATTTTTGGTTTGAACATGCGGAAAGAAATGCAATTTATAATGCGGCAAGAGTTGGTATTCCAATTGATGGTTCGGAAATGTATATCACTTCCGGATTACCATGTTGTGATTGTGCTAGAGGTATTATAAATTCAGGAATCAAGAAAGTTTATTGTAAAAAAGTTTGTACAACAAAAAATCCAGAAAAATGGGAAAATAATCAAACTAAATCTTTTCTTATGTTAAAAGAGTGTGGTGTTGAAGTTGAATTTTACGATTAAACAATTAACATACAACTAAGTGGTTTAATTAACATCTTACATTGTGAAACCTCATCTGAGTAATACGATAACTCCGGAAAATCGATAGATAAAATTTTATTAACATTAATAACCCATGATTCAATTACCACATTCTTAGGGTCAACGATATCAATATGAAATGTAAATAAACAAACTGTCTCGTCAATGTCTCGACCAATAACGTTATCGTTTACATAAACAAGTAATTTTTTTGAAACTGAATATGACATTGAATCGTGAAATCCAATTTCCATAGGAGCCCACTCATTATCATGGATGTGATATGTTGGTCGTTTAATTTTATAAATAAGTTCTTTTGGTATATCCAATTCTTCTGGAAACCTAACTAAAAATCTATTTGTTTTCTTTGGTTCAAATTTTTCTATTTTATTCATTAGTAATATATTTTTCAAGTTCTTTAGCTAATTCTACAATAGATCTATTTTTATGTTCTTTCGCAGTTAAAATATGTTGTTTTAACTTAATTGCTTCAAGTAGACAAGATAATCTATATTGTTTTTTTTCTGATTCTGTAATATTTTCCATTTTGTTTTTTTTTATATGAGAAATATAGATAAAATAAAATTAAAAGTAAACTAAACCTTTGGTTTAATTAATTCGAAATGTGGTCTATCGTCAAATGATTGGTCGAGAAGAATAATTCCGTCCATATCCCAATTTCCGCCCCATCGAATTTTATGGGTGATTTTTCCTTCTTTATATAACATTTCAGACACTCCATGGATTAATCCGGCAAGATAACTCAAATGTTCATTATCCCATTTTGCTCCACCACCAAAATATGGGTATATATCAACGGCTAATGAAGGAAAATAATTATGTTTTCCTTTTCTATTAATACCATCAATTTTACTTTTTCCTTGATCAAAATATAATTTTTGTTTTTCAATACTTCTATTACCTTCAGCAATTCCAAAATCAACATCTGTAACATTAATCGATTCATTCATGATTAATTGTAAATCATCATGACAGGTACTTAACCTTTCTTTACTTTTTCCACTTAATTTAAACATAATATCTTTTTGTAATAAATATTTGGTTTTTTAAATAAAAAGAATAATCTTTGTTTTTTAAAATATAAAATATAAAATAATGGATTGTCCAAAGTGTGTAAAAGGTAAAATTGAAATTACCACAAAATTTAATGAAGAAGATGGTACTGGTACTGTAAAATTTTCATTATGTGATGAATGTTGTTATGTTCTATCCGCACAAGAAATGGGGGATTTTGTTCTTGGTATTGAACAAAAACATTTACCACCGTTATATGTTAAGTTAGTAAATTATAATAATAGTGTCGCTTTAAGATTGAGAGGTAAAACATATTGGAGAGATGCTGGAGAATGGGGTATTACTTTTAAAAAAATTGATGATGAATGGTTAAGTTGGCATTGGGGTTATGGTATGCCGTGGTTACATCGTCAAAAATTAATTGAAATAACCAAAAAAGAGTGGAAAAATGATAATAAGGGTTATGTTTGTGATGATGATAAAGGTTATAGAGGATCTGAACCTTTAACTAAACTTAGTGGAAATAGTGAAGATTTACCATTTTAAAAATGATAAATAAAAAAGGGACAATAAATTGTCCCTTTTTCTATATATAAGATAAATATTATCTTAAAGTGTCCATGTCGAATGTTTGTAACCCATTTACTGTAATAACACCGAAGTAACGGTTATTAACCATTTTCTTAGCGTATCTCGTCATGATACCTTTGATCGGTGTCATGTTGAATGGATTGTACATTGTTGGAGTTAATTGTAACGGCACGTATGGTGCATAAATGTAACCCGCGTCTAACAATGATTTACCTTTGTGTCCTATTAAGATTTTTCCACTTGGGAAATAAGGGTCACGGTAAACTTGGTAACGACCACTTAAAGTACCGATTTTCTCAATACCCATGTTATATTGGTCTTGTTCTGGTCCCGCGTTCGAAACGTGGAAGTATTCAAGGTCATCAAATACTGCTGAAACTTCAGAAGAAACAACAATCCAGTTAGCTCCACCACGTAAAGTAGTTTTGTGAATTTGTGCTGATAATTGATTAATTTTCATAATCAAAGTTTGGTTCCAGTCTTTTTGAGTATAACCCGCAAATGCTGATCCATTATTACCATATCTCCACTCATTCCAATCCCATTTTAAAGTCCAAGCCGCACCTTTTCTAAGGTCACGAAGGATTTCACGGTCAACTTCTGCTGCAATTTGTTCTGATAATAAAGCTGTTAATTCAGCTTCAGCATCAATGTTATGGAACGCCGAAACGTCTTGTGCTAATTCAGGTGACCATGTAGCTCTCAATTTTCTTTCTGTTACTGAAACAGTTACAGAAGACAAATCGAAAGAAACTTCACCAATCTCATCTTCGAATTCAAGATCTTTATATACTCTGTATTGTAGAGTTATATCGGTTGATGTGAATCCTGATGGAACGTCCATTCCGGTGAAACCTGAAGTTGGTGTGTAATCTGTTAAATCTACTGTTACATAAATTAAACCTTCCTCATCACAAATGTCAGGATATTTTCCGCCCGGGTTTGGTGGCCAAGCTGCGGTTGATTTTTGTCCATACTCAATAATACCTTTTCCGTATTTTTGAGTTACGATATTAAAGTTCCTAGATGTACCATCGTAGAATATTTCAGCCGAAGCTAAAAATTCTTCAGTATCCATAATCGCACCGTTAGGTCCAATTAATTTACCTTGTCCATCATTACTGAAACCAGAGAATTTCATTGTTAAATTGTTAACAGTTGTTCCTGTTATACCACTTACTGCAACGTCTGCAACTGCACCTTCTGTAAAAGCAACAGCCGAAACACCTTGAAGTGTTAAACCTGAATAAGCACCTTTCGAGTAATCGAAAAGACCAGTATCAGGACTGTTACCGTCACCTAGTTCGTAGAAACGGTCATATAAGTTTTTACCTGAAGTGTAACCTGCGTCTGATTCGTCAGTACTTCCCGGCATTTTATAAGGTGCATAATGCTCACCTTCGTTTCTTTCCTGAATTTTAGGAATGAAGTAGAATAATTTACCAATTGGTAAATTCATAGCTTGTACCGATACGATATCGTTAGCTAAAAGTTTAGAGAAAACACGTCTAATGATTGGAAAAACAACAGTTTCAAACGAACCTGATGCATCCGATACCGCTGCCTCATTAATTAAATATGATGCTTGGTTTTCATATAACTGAGCGATGTTATCTTTTGAATGACCTTCAAGACCTTCTAAGAATCCTAAATCATCCCATTTGTTGATGGTATCTTCGCGAATAACTCTAAGGTGTTTTAAACCTATGTTACCCACCATACCTGAATCTAATAATGCTCCCATTTTTTAAATTTTTTATGTTTTTATTTATTATTATTTAAACATTAACTCTTTAATTCTTTTAAATTGAGGGTTTTCGTACACTTTCGCTTCCGATAATACCTCAGTTGAAGAACTTTTTGGTGTTGATGTTATTTTATCCGCAACGCTTTCGGCTATTGGTTTTTGGTTGCCTAGTTCGCCGTTGATTTGTTCAAAAAGATTTTTTGAGTCCTCTTTTGTTTTAACTGTATCAAATCTCTTTAAAATGTCCAGTTTTTCGTTTTTAGTTGTTGAATGTTCTGTGAACAATCTAGTACTGTATGCTAAATTCGAATTGAATACTGCAACCTCTTGAAGTTTATCTTTAAAAAGGATTAAAGCTTCTTTGTATTGCGTGTTTTGTTTTTTTAGAATTTTGAATTGTTCGTTCAAACTAACTCCTTTCGGAATTTGACCTTCTTTACCTGCGTTAGCAAACTTTTTAGATGTTAATCCACGTCTACCATATGCAATTGTTCTAGCTGCTTCGTCCACTTCTTCTTCCTCTTGTTCTGGAAGTTCAGTTTTCGGTCCTTTTAGGTCTTTTTGTCCACCTTCATGATCTTTACCGATTTTAGCTTTTCCTTTACCGGGTTCTTTTTTCTCCCCTTTTTTAAGGTCTTTCAGTCCACCTTCGAATCCGTCAGATTCTTTGACTTCTTTTGGATTATTTAAATCCGCAAATCCACCATCAGCTTCGTCAACTTCACCTTCTTTAGTGTCATCATCTTCGTCATCTAATTCAATTTCGTAAATAGCTTCATCACTATTTTCCTCATCTTGTTCAGTCAATTCATCTTCGTCACCTGTGTCAAACTCGTCACCTGTGTCAAATTCATCTTCATCACCCGTTTCTAATTCAGGTTCTCCAGCGTCTAATTCATCACCGCCCATTTCTAAACCACCTTCTTCATCTGCTACGGGTTCGTCACCCATATCTAATTCAGGTTCATCAACTGGTTCTTCAACGTCATCAACTTCAGAATCTAATTTAATGATAAAATCTTCACCGTCTACGTTCAAGTCAATGTTATTGCCGTCTTTTTTAACTACAATACCATCTTCAGGACTCATAGCCTTAAAGATTTTTAAAATGTCTGAATCAGGTGCGTCTGTCATATCAAGTACGTCCTCATCTTCCATGTCTTCATTATTAAATTCATCATCTTCGATTGGTAATTCATCATCATCCATTGATTCTTCATCATCTACCGGAACATCATTTTCTATACCATCAACTGGGTCTCCATCAACTGGGTTAACATCAGCTACATCTTCTTCATCATCTTCTTGTTCATTCAGTAAATCATTTAGTTCTTGTTTCATTGTAGATTCAAGTATACCTTTTGCATTTTTCTTAACAGCTTCTTCAAGTGATTCCACTTCAAGTAAAGCATTTTCTAATACTGATTTTTTCTTCATTTTGATAATTTGTTTATTATAAATATTACGTTATTTTAAAAAGTTAATTTATTTATATTCAAAAGGGTATATTATTTCTTATTTATCTAAGAAATTATTAATATTTCCCATTAATTTTTTCATTTTATTCATATCCGGATTTACGTCAGGTTCAATTGATTCCTGATATTTGTCTCTATCATCCATATTTGAGAATACATAAGCTCCGGGTGTGGATGGTGATGAAACCAAGTCAAAGCACACTAATTCGAAGTCATCCTGAACAACATTCTGACCTTTTACGTTTTTAAGAGAACCAACACCGCGTGAAGATATACCCAAAGTGGCTCCGTTCATTAATAACATTGCAGCTTGGTCACCTTTTGTACTAACAATTCCCATCTTTTTCCAACCGGGAGATGTTAATAGTTTGATTTTACCCATTAATATATTACCGTCCCACCATGTTTCGGTAATTATATGGGAAACTCTATCTAAATCAATTAATGATGATGTGGGGTGATTAAGTTCATTTAATGAACTTCCTTTTTCAATTATTACTTGGTATTTTTCATTTTCCCTTCTTAGAATTGATTCAGGGTAAATTCTACCATTTTTATTCGGTACACCGTATTTTTGGAGAACAGCAAAAAGGATAAGGTCTTGTGAAAAGTCCAAATCCTTCATTTCTGATAAAATTTTTATATTGTCGCTAGGGGAAACATAACCTGCATCGTATTCGATTAGTAATCCTTTACCTATGTCGTTAGGTCCTAATATCTTTAATCTATCCATTTATAGCATTTATACTATAAATACATCAAATTATAAGTTATTTTTTGTTTTTGTGAAAATTGTAGAAATTTTTATTTTCGAAGTCATCATCAATAATATCATTTATTAGATTATTGATGTAATTTTTTATCTTTTTATCTTTAATATCAAATTGGGATTTTGTGAATAATGTTATCTCAATATCAACAAATGACATTTTGTTAGGTTTAACACTATTAACTTTCATATTTAAATCAACAATAGATTCTCGTTGGAATAGATCTGATTCTAAATTAAAAATGTGTGTTTTTATTTTTTTTATGGTTCTTGACATCGTGTAATTACAATCGACATCTTCCAATGGCATTATCCACGTTTTAAATTTAATGTATACTGTCTTTAATTCTTTATAATCAACAGTACCATATCCAATTTTTAAATTTTGGTAGTACCCAAGGGGTAAATATTTTCCTCTTTTCATGTATTTTTTTCATATTAAAGTATTCTTTTATTGTTAATATACTATTAATATAATAAAAATTATGATAAAAACAAAATAACGTTATAATAAATTATCTTTTAGTGTTTTTATTCTAAAATAATTATACTTTGTAGGTTGAATATCATCTAATTCAGTTTTAACATTATTTAATTTCTCAGTTAATTCCGGGGATTTATTCTCCGAAAGTAAAGTTTCTACATTAGTTAAAATTTCTTCCTTTAATTCACCGATTGAGTTTGATAATTCCTCAGTTGACATTTTTAAAATACCCTGTAATTCGGTTTGTTCTTCTTCACTTAATAAATTACTATATAGTAAATTGAAATTATTAGTCATTACAGTATGTAATAAATTCTCATTCAATGTAAATGAATCAACACTATTATCTTCTTTTTCGAATATTAAATGTTCCTTTAGTATTTTTTTTGCAACTACTTTATCTTCAATATTTGAAAGTTTTCTTCTTTCAGAAAGAATATCTAAATTTTCATATATAACATTAGGGATAATTTCGACTTCACCGACTAGTGACTCAATTTTATTAAATGTTTCATGAATATCCGTTCTTAACGTTTTTAATTCGATTGACACTTCATTTAAGTATTCATCCACAACATCCACGTCATCGATAAATTTTTTCTCAAAGTTATCATAAAACAAGTAGAGTTTTTTGAAATTCTCATCTTCCATAATTAAGGAAAAAATCTTTTTAACTTCCCCCTTTTCACCGTTATTATATAATTCGGTTATTCTTTTTAATATCTTTGTTTTTAATTCTCCAAATTTTTTCATGTTTACTGATTTATAACTTCATTTAATTTATTTTCTATTTCATAAATATTCTTTTGTGCTTTATTTATATCAAATAAATCTGATAAATTTTTAGCT